AAACGCTTATCACATCCACGTTGACTATGCAAACGGCAACGACCACACGACCACACGACCACACGACCACACGACCACACGACCACACGACCACACGACCACACGACCACACGACCACACGACCAACACACGATACGTGTAAACGCTAGCAACGTGTAAACGCTCGCAACGTGTAAACGGTGGCAATGGCTGGCAAGGGCGGGCAAGGCTGGCAAGGGCTGGCAAGGGCTGGCAAGGGCTGGCAAGGGCTGGCAATGCTTAAAGGCGTTTAAACGCTATATAGTGGCATGGTGGCGGCGACCGGCCCCCCTATCGGTTTTTAAACGGGCGGCGGGTACCAGTTCCCATGCCACAAACAGATTTTTCCTGTTTTTGAGTTTATAGTCGCTTACTACATAATTACATTGCTGATCGCGTATAAACGCGGTAAACTCGCAACATGACAGACATAACGCTTTGCGACACCGATCAACTACCGCCGGAACTGCTGCTTGATGACGACCATCCGACAGCGGACGCTTACATACAAAACGCGCAAAACGTGCAGCGCATGATTGTCGCCACCTCCGCGTTACTGAAGCCAAGTCAGACTAGAGCCATAAAGATGGCGTACAAAGGCGTTAAGAACAAAGACGTAGCCAAAGAGTTAGGCGTTAATGCACAAACAGTGGCCAACTGGCTCGCATTGCCTAACGCTAAAAAGTTGCTGGCACTGCTGGGGTATTACCAAGTAACGCTTGACGGCCCTAACGAGGCCCAGCGCAGACACATGCTTTGGCGCATAGCCCGTGCAAACGAAGGCATAGAACCTAAGACGTCTATCTCAGCACTCGGAGAGTTAAATAAAATGACGATGACTGACTACGACCGCAAGAATGCCAACACCAGCAACCAGCCAATTACGATTATTATTAACCAAGATCAACTGCCTCGCACGGCGCTAGACGGATAACGCATTGGCCATTGCACGTAAGATAGATACAGGCAACAAATGGGAACTGCCTTACGTCCCCCGTGAGGCGATGACCGCGTTTCACCAACGAGAAGAGCGGTTCGCGTTTCTTATTTGCCACCGCCGCTTCGGTAAGACCGTGGCAACCGTGGCGGAAATAATAATACGTGCGCTTTACACTAAGAAAAAGAACGCACAGTACGCCTACGTCTGCCCGTTCCGAACCCAAGCAAAGGCGGTGGCATGGCAATATCTAGTAGACATGACCGACGGCATAGCTGTCGAGGTCAAAGTTTCCGAGTTATCGGTTACATTGCCCAACGGAGCGAAAATTTTTCTGACCGGATCAGACAATGTAAACGCGCTACGCGGACTGTACTTAGATGGCTGCGTTTTAGACGAGTTCGCACAGTGCCGTCCCGATTTACTCGACGCGGTTATCATGCCATGTCTACTCGACCGCCTCGGCTGGCTAGTAATTATTGGCACGGCATACGGCAGACTTAACCAGTTTTATGACTACTACGAGAAATCTAAGCTAGATTCTGACTGGTATCACGCCGACATTAAGGTGCTGGAGTCTGGCGTCATACCAACTCGCGAAATAGAACGTATACGCTCCGCCATAAGCACGGCAAAATTTAACCAAGAATTTCAAAACGACTTTTCTGCGGAATTAGTCGGCACGTACTATGCGAGCATCGTCAATGACATCGAGGCAAAGGGCTGCATCGATCCTGAAGTCAAATGGAGTCCCGATTTAGACGTTCAAGTAGCGTTTGACATTGGCCGTGGCGACAATACGGTGGCTTGGTTCTGGCAAGAGACGTCTGCTGGAGTTATGTGGATTGACTACTACACAAACAACGGCGAGCAAGCAAAGCACTACATTGACATGCTAAAAGAAAAGCCGTACAACTACTCGCGAGTGCATTTACCCCACGACGCGGTTGCTGAGACGTTTGCCACGAATAAATCGGCGCTACAACAGTTTATGGACGGGTTTGACGGCACTGACACCCAGATAAACATTGTGGCGAAGCTCTCCGTCGATGACGGCATAGAAGCGTCAAGGCAGATATTGCGGCACAGCTACTTTAACTCAGAAAAATGCTACTATGGCATAGAATGCTTGCGCGTTTACCGCAAAAAGTGGGATTCTAAGAAGCAAGTGTTTTTAAAAGTGCCTCTCCACGACTACTCTAGTGACAGCGCGGACGCTTTTAGGTACGCCAGCATAGTGGCAAACAAGAAGTTTAAACGAGCCCCAACTCCCCACGAATCTATAGCTAGGGCGATACAAATAAATTCTCAACACACGCTTGGAGAAATGTTCGAGCATAACGAGCAACGCATGAACAAGTCTTCATTTAAGAGCCGCAGAATATGACAAACTATCCAGAAAGTACCGACTCGAACGAGAAAAATAACGACGCCGAGCAGTATAAATACTGGTCAAAAGAATTAAAAACCTCTATGAAAGCGCGGGAAAAGTGGTGGAAGCTGTCAGATAAGATTGTCGATAACTTTTTAGGCAGCACCTCCACGACAAGTGAAGCAGCAGCGGATAATAGCGGGTTTAGGCTGAATTTGTTCCACTCGAACATAAAAACATTAGGCGACATGCTTTACGGCAACACGCCTAAAATAGATGTGAGCCGCCGGTACGCACAACCTAACGACGATGTAGGAAGAGTAGCGGCGACCATCATGGAGCGTTTGCTAAACATCGACGTGGCGGATAACGGGTCGGAATTAGACGCGGTAATGCGGTCAACATTGCAAGACCGTCTGCTGTGCGGCTTGGGCTGCGCTAAAGTGCGTTATACAATGGAAAGCGGTGAAAATCCGGTGCTAGATGCCGAGGGTCGCCCAATTTTAGACGTTGAAGGCGAACCGCTAGTAGAAGAGGTTATGCTAAGTGAAGATGCGGTGATCGAATATTGGTACTGGGGAGATTTAGCGTGGGGCTGGTGTCGCAACTGGGCCGAAATGCCGTGGCTCGGATTTAGATCGTACCTAGAAAAAAGCGAGGTAGAAGCTCGCTTTGGCGAAGAGGCAGCGGAGAATGTAAACTACTCTAAACAGACCAAAGCTACTTCTGAAGAAGGTAACAACGACAGAGAAGTAGATTCCGATACTGACAAATGCGAAGTATGGGAAATTTGGTGCAAAAGAACGCGAAAGCTGCATTGGATAAGTATTGGCTACGACAAACAGCTAGGTGAAAAGGACGATATCTTAGGGCTTAAAGGTTTTTGGCCAGTACCACCTTTTTTGATTGCTAACGTCACCACTAGCCTGTTTACACCAACTCCTGATTACAAGATAGCGCAAGATTTGTACCATGAGATCGACGGTCTTCAGTCAAGGATAGCAAAATTAACAGAGGCGGTAAAAGTTGTCGGCGTTTACAACTCGTCAGCCGACGGTATAAAAGCATTATTAACGTCAGGTGATGACAACGATCTTTTTCCTGTAGAGAACTGGGCCTTGTTTGGTGAGAACGGCGGAATGTCGGGGCAAGTCGAATGGATGCCGATAGCCGACATCGTGGGCGCACTACAAGAATTAATTGGTGTTCGCGACCGCACTATCGCACTGTTACAACAAACGACGGGAATGACCGACATAATGCGCGGCTCTCTCGACAACCAGTACGAGGGCAACGCGCAAACTGAGGCCAAGAACAAGTTTGGTTCAGTCCGCATACAAGCATTGCAAGAGCAATTCGCATGTTTTGCCGGTAACTTAATGCAGATCAAGGCGGAAGTAATAGCTTTGCACTTTTCGCCAGAAACAATTTACAACCGCGCAAACATGGAGTTTAGTCTTGACGAGGAGTTAGTCGGCCCAGCCATTGAGCTGATAAAAAACCCTAAAAAGTCGAGCGTCCGCGTTGCCATACGACCAGAATCAGTAGCGATGATTGACTATCAAGCAGTCCAAGCTGAACGTGTAGGCGCTATGAATGCCATCGCGACGTTCTTGCAATCGTCTGCCCCGATAATAGACTTAGTGCCAGAATCTCTCCCGACCCTGTTGCAAATGTTGCAGTGGACGTTAAGTGGGTTTAAAGGCGCTAACGAGATCGAGGGAGTGCTCGACAAACAAATTGAGCAGTCGTTAGCCGCGCAGAAAGAAGCGCAAGGCAAGCCGCCAGAGCCAGACGCGGCTCAAATGGCAGCAGTTATGGCACAGCAGCTTGAAGACAGCAAGCAAAAAGGCGCTATGGCCGCTATTCAGGCTAAAGCAGAAGCTACAAGCCGAACTCGATACGAAGACATGGAAGCCGACATTGCAACCGCCCATGAGCAGCACTTACGCAAAATGGCGGAGATTAACGGTGGCGTACAAGGTAAGCTTGCAGAAATATCGGCAGCTTTAGAAGCAGACTTACTAATGGAAAACGCGCAAGCGGTTTCTAACATTAGGCAAACTAACGCCACTGTTGAAGGTGAAATACAGAAAGACGTCGTAGAAGCTGAGATTAGCATGGCTTCAGAGAGAGAAAAAACAGTTAATAAAATAAGAGAAATAGGTGTAAACGCAGCACTTAAACTAGAAGAAACCCGCGCTAAAATGGCGGCGGCTAAAAAACAGGAGAAACCAAGTGAGTAGAAAGACCTACGTTCAAGACCCAGAGACAGGTAAGTTTGTACTTAAAGCAGATTACGTCCGTAAAGGCGGCGACCACGCGGACTTTATCAAGCCGCTTGAGGCGTTTAAATCACCTATTGACGGGTCAGTTATTTCTTGTCGATCACAACTGCGGGCGCACAACGAAAAGCATGGCGTGACTAACATGGCCGATTACAGTGAAGCCTGCATGAAAGACAACAAATATAAGCGTGAGTCAGCAGGCCAACGCGAGCTAAAAGAGTCTCGCATAC